AGCCGTCGATTAGGTCGAGGGGCGTGCCGACTGGCATGTTCTGCCCGGTCATGTCGGTGAGCTTCATGTCGTCAACGGAGCCGAGGCGACGCCCTTCGTCGGTCATGACGCCGAGGAGCGCAAGCAGGACCTGGCTCGGCTCCTTGTAGGGCAGCGGGAAGAAACTTTCCTTCAGCGTGCCGGCGCCGACCTCGACGTCGCGCCACTCACCGGGGCCAATCGGAGAGGAGTCATCCTTGACCCGTGCGTTCTTGGTCTTGTAGCCGGCCGGCAGGTTCGACAGCACGCCGGCATCGACCAGTTGGCGCAGGATGCTGGTCGAGCTCTCGGCCAGTCCGCCAAGGATGTTGATAAGGCCGATGCCATAAGGGCCGAAGCCCGGCATGTATTTATGCTGGACGATGTCCTGCTGGCGCTCGTGGGCTGTATCCCGTTCTTTCCAATTTCTGGTGATAGAAAGGACTGCGTTGGAGTAAGCCGCTACCGTGATAGTGTAAGGGACAGGCAGTCCTGTCGTGTTGGTAGGATCCTGCGGGAAGAACCGCTCGTCGTGAAGTTCGTAGAGCCGGTACGGATTGTCCTTGGCCTGGTTGGTGTTGGACTTGCCTTCGATCTTGTCCTTGGCGTCGGTGATCTGGGTCTGCTTCGTCGGCTGCTCGGTCAGCTTGACCGTGCGGAATTTGCCGCTGGCCATGCGGCTCTCGACCCAGTTCCTGGTCTTGGGCAGGATCACCGCGAAGCGCGGCGTGGTGTCGAGACTCGCCGCGGAATACGGCATGACGACGTGCTCGGTCAGCACATACTCGGCCCACGGCACCTTGCGCCGCTCATCGAAGCCAAACTTGCGGAAGGTCGACCCGGCCAGCGGCAGGTTGAAGAGCATCATATCGGTTTCGAGCCGATAGCCCTTGATCTTCCGCGTTGTCATGTAGTTGAGATCGCGCTGGACGCGCAGCGCCTGCTGCTCGACGAGGTCGTCGGTGTCGCCGATGATCTGCGTCTTGACCGGACCGGAACCCGGGAAGATGTCCATCATCGCCTGCGCGTTGAAGCGGATGACGCTCTCGGCAAGCAGCGGATGGAACGCCCCGCACGCACCTTCCCACGGGTCGGTGCGCTCCTCGTAGTTAAGGCCCATGAGAGTCAGGCCGCGGGCGTAGGCTTTCTTCCAGTCGTCGCGGCTACGGTCGTCTTCCTCAACCGTCTGGACGACCTCATGCCCCAGCTGCTGCAGTTCCTGCTCGCTGAACAGGCCGAACTCAGGCAGGGCGAGGTTGGCGCCGAAGGTCATCTCGGGCGCGGCTTCCGGCGCGGGGCCGTTGAAGTCGACGATCGTGCCACCGTCGTCCTGCGGGATGATGGCAGGCGTCGGGTTGGGCGGGTCCGCGCGTTCGGCGCCTTGTCCTTTAACAGCGGCATCAGCCATCAATAGTACCTCTTGCGACGGCGCGGGGCGCTGGGCTCGTCTTCTTCGTCGTTGGCTGTGCGGATGAAGCCGCCGTCTCTGAAGCGCAGCATGGCCTGCACCGTAGAGTCCACGAGGTCGTCTGCATCGCCGGGAAAAGACGCCATCTGCTCAATGAGTTCGTCGGCAAACCGCCGTTCAGGAACCCACACATACATCGAAGCGAAAATATCGACAACTAGGTTGGCCCGGGCAACCTTGTCGTTCGGCAGCTTGCGCGTGCCGCGGCTCGAGCCGGTGAAGCTCTCCGCCGGTATGCCCATCGACCGGAACTCCTGGATCAACTGCATGCCGGCCGACTTGTTTTCGATCAGCAGCGTGTCCGGGTTGTCCTCGTCATAGAACTGCTTGGCTTTTCGCTTGAGCTCAGGAAACTCCATGCGCGCCTGGTACGACGACAGCAGGATAATGTTGTTCACTTCCTTGCCAGTCTTCGGATCCTCGGCGCGAAAAACACCCCAGAGCGTCATGGCGCTCGGGTGGCTTCGCTCATTGGCGGTGGCTGCGGCGTCCCACGACTGGATGATGAAATCGCACGCCGGTGGCTCCAACCGTTCCCACGCCGCGATGTGTTTCGGACCGGGGCAGGTCTCGTTCGGGCTTCCCCACTTCCGCCAGTACTCGCGCTTGAAGATTGCGCTTTTATCCGACGTCGGGTTCTGTTGATATTGGCTCTGCCACTTGGCAACGGGAAGCGCGTTGCGCGTGCGCTGCAATTCCTCGAGCGGCCAGAACGCCGGCCACATCGAGCGCTCCGTCGGCAGTCCTTCGTCTAGGATGGCCGGCAGGTTCAGCACTTCCCACTTGTCGTACTGACCTTCGGGCACACCGGCCTTGATGTCGGCTTCCATCTGCCGAAGCACCTGCCCCACGAGGTCGCGCTTCGACCAGCGCGTGACCACGATGATGATCGCCCCGCCCGGCTGCAGGCGCTGGCGGATACCGGACGTGTACCACTCGTACACACCGTCAAAAATCTCGGGGCTGGTTTCGGCCTGCTTGGCTTCCTGCTCGGAATGCGGGTCATCCACGATCGCGATGTCCGCGCCCTTGCCAGTCACCTTGCCGTTGACACCGATGGCGAAGTACTCGCCGCCGTAATTGGTATGCCAACCGGCTGCGGCCTTGCTGTCCGGCGCTAGCTGGATCTTGGGGAATATCTCATTGTAGGTGGTGGCTTGCCGCCCATCTTCATCACTGACGAGGGTCGCGCCGTCGATCATGTTCCTGACGCGCCGGCCGAAACCGGCGGCGAGGTTCTCGGTGTTCGAGACCTGGATGATCTTCTTCTTGGGAAACTTTCCAAGGAACCAGCCGGGCAGCAGCCAGCTGGCGAACTCGGACTTCGTGTGCCGCGGCGCAAGGTCGATGATCAGCCGTTTGATCTTACCTTCCGCGACCGCCTCGAACTTCTCGGCCATCAGGGTGTGATGCGCGCCCGGGATGAAATCCGGCCATACCGACTTCACGAAAGGCAGGAACCTGTCACGCGAAAGTTGCAGGCGTGCCTGCCGGTCGCGCTCCTCGAGCAGCGCAAGCAGGCGCGCCTTCTGTTCGGGATCGAACAGGTGGAGGTTGCGCTGGGCGTTGAGGAGATCGTGGTCGCTTAACATGCGGGCAGTTTATACCCGCCCACATGTGGTAACGGCAATCATGCCTTACTTCTTCGCGGCCTTCTTCCGACTGCCACCGACCTTACCATCGCCATCCGGATCCATCTTGGCGACCTCGCCCTTGGCGGCTTCGAGTTCCTCGGCCATGGCTTCCGCGCCGGCATCGTTCTTGGCCACGTTCTCGATCTTGGGCACTTCGGCTGCCGGCGGCTCGGCCAAGTCCTTACCGGTAAACCACGCCACCGCGTCAGGATGTGCTCGGGTCGCGGCTTCATCGCCGCGCACCAGCACGTTGCCGTTAACGTCGGTGCCGATCCAGTCGGCGCCGAGGTTCTCGGTGAAGGCGTTGCGTTTGACCTCTGCGGGTTTGATCGTCACTTTGATCTCCTGTTTCAATCCTGACGGAACGGTATCAGGGACGCTGGGTTGCGGGTAGTCCTTCATAAGGTCCCTGTCGACCGTTCCGACGATGCGGGCGAAGGCTGCGGCGGTGGGGTCGGTCATGCGTCCAGGCTTTCTTTCAGCCGGTCGAGGCGCTCGACCAAGGTCATGCCTTTGACGAGGTCGGTAAAAAACGCGACGTCTTCCTGTTCTGTCCTGGGTTCGACCGCCGGCCGGAAACAATGGATCTTGAACGCTGCTTCCAGATCGCCTTCAGCATACCGACAAAGCGGGTTAACGATCTCTTTTACCCGCAAACAATCTTGGCTTGTTAATTCGCGTACCGTGTAAACTTTGTCGATCTCCGGCACTTGCTCAGTGCCGTAACCGTTTCCGCGCAGGTTCTTAACGCAGACGACACGAGCGCCGGGCACGGCCCATCTGGGGATGGTGGGTTCTGCGGTCATTGGTGGTCTCCTTTCATTTGCTCATGCGCCAGTAGAGCTTAGGCTCTTCGAGCTCGCTCCATGGGTCGAGCTCCTCGTGGCTGATCGTTAAATCCAGATTGGTCGGACGCATGGTCCTCTTCGCGTCCTTTTCGCTAGTCACGTAGCCCTTCTCTTTCAGGGCCTTTTCGG